TCAAAACTTCACGTCATTGGTCACAGTATTCTAGCTGGTAACGTTACAGCAATCGGTGACATTGAAGGGAATGGTACTATGGAATTACGGTTTAATGGAAATATTGAAGAAGATGTTTTTCCTGACTTAGGGGCTTTCCACTATCACACTGCCGATGGGAACTTAAACACTGGTCTTCATGATGATATCTGGTGGACATTCTCCCCCACGCGCGGCTATTACAATGATTCACAGTTTGATGACTATTTTGATGAATTTTTGGGGGAAGATGACCCTGTGGCATACCAAGATTATTTAACTGAAAGTTTTTTTAGTAACGTGCCCCATGACCACCCCCACGGCACCGACAATTTATTACTGGTGAATGCCATGCCTTATATATTTGGTGGCGATATAATTACCGAGACTGCATATAGGCATACCGTCTACACCACGAAGTCAATAGATAGTGCGTGGCAGTTAAAAATCGGTTTTAAAACATCACTGGATGGAACATCTAGTCCGCGTGGTAATCTTTATTTTCGTCATAAGCCTGGTTCCAGTCCTGACGCCAGCTACGAGTATATCGCGTATATAAGTCAAAACAACCGGAGCGTAGGTCCTATCAGCTTTACAGGTCAGCACAGAAGTAAATTTGAAGGAAAATTTACCACTAAACTAGTGGGGCTTATAGTCGAGTCCACTGGAAAATATATTGAATTTGATGGAAGCATTGCTCCCAAAATAGATGAGGCGTTACCATGTGTAAAACTTACTAGCTCGGCAAGATCCAAACGGGTATATGGAGTGTTAAGTAATATAGAAGGAAACACACGTGAGTCAATAGGTGGATTTGTAACTATATACCCAAAGGAAGATGGTATTAACCGAGTTTTTGTTAATAGCTTAGGAGAAGGGTCGCTTTGGGTAATAAACACTTATAATCTAGAAAACGGGGATTACGTGTGTTCGTCAAATGTTCCTGGTTATGGAGAGCGCCAGGATGATGATTTGCTTCATTCATACACAGTTGCCAAGATAACAATGGATCTAGATTGGTCTAATTTACCAGAATGGTTAGAAACACGCAAAGTCACTGCAAATGGAACAATATCAGATACAGGTGAATTTACCGCAGCATTTGTAGGTGTGACTTATCATTGTGGTTAATATTAAAATAATAAAAATAATTAAAAATATATAAATATTTTTATATATAAATATATTAATGGCATTTACTAGATTTTATGATGATCCTTGTAGAATACAAAAATATTTAGAAGAAACTACAGAAATTGAAAATTATAGAATAAATGTTCCAGGTAATGGAGATAAACCTATGTTTATAAATGATCCATATTTACGTATGCAAAAATGGGGTGCTAATTTATCTCAAAATAAAACAGAATTAGAAAGTGATTTAAGAGGAATAACTAGAAAATTGAATAGTGATTCTGTAGAACAAAATAATTATCTTGATTACAATTATAATAATAATTTATATAATCCTAATATTTATCCAGTTCAAAATAATGAAATTACACATCAACCTAGAGCAACAAATCCTGCATGGGAATTAAGAGAAATTGATTCTATTAATACGCCTAATAATTTTAAATATTTATTATTAGATCCACAAAAGCATGTATGTATACCATTCCATAATAATATCTCTTCTAGAATAGTAGAAAAAGATTATTATTCTATAAATACTAATTATAAAAATTAATTTTTAGATAAATAAATGATATATTTATTATAATAATATAGTAAATATATAATTTATTAGAAAAAATATAATAAATATATTATTTATTATTATATAATGGCCGCAATTGCTATTCCAATAGTAGTATTAGGGAGTCTATATATATTATCTGAACAAGAAAAGAAAAAAGAAACTTTTCAAGAAGAAGTCCAAGAAGAACATCAAAAAGAAGAATTTTTAACTGGTAAAAAAAAAGAAGGTTTTTCTAATTATCAAATGCAAAAACTTGATAATTTTGAAAACTCAATTACTCAGTCTGTAAATAGTTATAATAATTCTAATCAACATACAGATAAATTTTTTGTCCCAACACCAAATAAATCTAACAATCAAATTACACTTATGAATGGAGAAGTAGTCAATCCTGATACATTTAAACATAATAATATGCAACCTTATTTTGGTGCAAAAATTAGAGGTGCTACTTCTGATTTTAATAACACTGAATCTATTTTAGATTTAAAACAAGGATATGGTAGTCAAGTATTTAGTAAAAGTGAACAAGCTCCACTTTTCAAACCAGATGAAAATGTTAATTTATCACATGGAACTGCTAATAATACAAATTTTTTTCAATCAAGAATTAATGAATCAATGAAAATGAATAATGTAACTTTATGGGAACAACAAAGAGTTGGTCCTGGATTAAATTTAGGATATGGTTCACAAGATAAAAATGGATTTAATAATGGAGGCACTGAAGGAAGTGGAGGTTTTAACGCGGGTATGGTTTCTAGAGATACTTGGATGCCTAAAAGTGTAGATGAACTACGGGTTGAAACAAATCCTAAACAAGTATTTGATTTAAATGGTCATGAAGGGCCAGCTAATTCTATAATTAAGATGCAAGGAGATAATAATAAAATTGGTAAAGTAGAGAAACATAATCCTGAAAAATTTTACGAAGCAGGTCCCACTAGATGGTTTACAAGCACTGGTCCCGAAATTGCTCCACCAATTAGAAGCACACAAGTAATTCCTATGGAAAATAGAATTGATACAACTAGGGAATATTATGGTGGTGGTAGTAATACATTATCTGGAAATGCAACATATAGTGATATTAATTATGAAGAATCAAAAAAACAAAATCTAGGTGGACTACCAATTTCAAATGCATCAGCTAAAGGCCAAAATTTTGCTAATCCTAATGATTATGCCATGAAAAGTTATAAATTATTACCTAATAATAGAACAACTGATCAACATATGCCTGAAATGGGAGGAGTTTATGGTATGGCTAAAGCTGTAATTGCACCACTTTTAGATATTTTACAACCGACTAGAAAAGAAAATGCAATTGGAAACTTGAGAGAATCAGGTAATGTTAATGGAGCAGCTAGAACAGGTCATATGTATAATGAATATGATAAAACTAAAACCACAAATAGAGAAATGACAACTGGAAAAATTGATATGAATTATTTAAATGTTCAAGGTCAAAATCATAGAACTGGTTATCAATCTGCACAATATCAACCAGTCCAAAATCAACGTGATACTACTAATCAAGAATATGTAGGTCAAGGTGCTAGAGGCGGTACAGGATTAAGACCATATAATGCTGCATATGCTCAAAATAATAATGTGAATAAAACTTATGAAATACGTCCTAATCAAGGATCTATGAGTTTATTTAATAATCAAAATAATATTTCGATAAATAGAGATGAAAACATATTTAAAAACGATAGAAATCAGTTTTCCACAGGTGGACCTAATCTAATTCCATCGGCAGAGTTTTTAGGTGAAATGAATGTGCCGGCTGGTTATGATATGGAATTTAATTCTGGTAGAATGGATGCAGATTTATTATCAGCATTCAAAAATAATCCCTACACGCAATCTCTTAATTCTAGTGCTTAAATATTTTAATTATAATTTAAATATATTTTCTATATTATAATTATAAATGATTAATTGGGATCAAGTAGATAATAAAATAAAGGTTTTTTCATATGAAGGTAGAAAATGTGAAGGTAAAGTAGTAAAAGTTTATGATGGTGATACTTTACATGTAGTTTTTCCATTAACTGATAAAGAACCAGAGAGATTATATAAATGGAATTGTAGACTTATAAATGTAGATACACCAGAATTACGAACAAAAAATTTGAAAGAAAAAGAATTTGGAAAACAAGTTCGTGATTTTTTAAAAGAGCGAATATTAAATAAACTAGTAACAGTTGAATGTTTTGATTTTGATAAATATGGTAGATTGCTAGTTGAAATATTTATTGAGGATGAAAGTATTAATAATTGGCTTATTGAAAAAGGATACGCTAAAAAATATAGCGGTGGTAAAAAAAGCAAATGGTTTGTTGAAGAATAGATTGTAGAAATTAATTAAAATTTTTATATATTTTAGTTTTTTATTTGATATTATAATGTATGCTAAATTAATTATTATATATTTTATTTTATCATAAATAAGGTATATATTGCATTACATTATTATCATATACTGTTACTCTAAATAAATCATTATATCCTTCTACATATACTGTATCTCCATTATAAAGATTATCACAACCTCTATCACTCGTGCAACTTTTATTTTTAAATGTAATAGGTAATTTAATCATATTATTTTTGTCATTCATTGTAAAAAAATTCCATTTATCTCTATTACTAAATAAAGGTCGTCCCATTAATGGTAATATTGTTTCACCACCATGAACACGTGTAAGAATTCCTATTTGTCTATAATTTGTATCTAGTGATTGAGTAGGTTGATTTATTGGAATTTTTGCTCCATTATAATTATCATTATTAAATATTCGGTCATCTCTAGTTGGTGCACTATATGGATTTAATAATATATCATTATTTACATTTGAAAAAGAATAACTTGGTCTGGGAAACAAACCTTTCTTATATTTTTTACATTCTCCTGGTATATCACAATTACATGATGGATTATTTAAAATATTATTACTGCTCTTGTTTGAATTTATAAATAAAAATAATAATATTGTTAGAATTAATAAACCAAAAAATAAAAAAGTATAATTTTCAACACATATTATTCCGGGTTGGCATTTTTTAGCCATATTCTATTATATATATATTATAAAAATATATAATAGAATTAATTATTACATTCTTAGATCTAGTTTTATTAATTCACTAGTTGTTGAATTATTTTTACTTCCATCATCTTTTAAATTTACTTGTCCAGCTTCTTTTTTCTTTTCATTATCTTGATCTTTTTCATCCATTTTATCCATTAAATCATTACCGTCATCTTCATCCATACCATCTAATTCTATTGAACCTCCTTCTTTATTCATTTTATCATTATTTTTAACATTGCTCTTTCCCGCTTCAAACTTTTTATCATAGTTTCCTTCTCGTATTAAAAATTTTTTATTTAACATATCAAATATAATTATTAGTAAGTTATATAGATAAATTTTACTTCCAATTATAATGTAACCAGCAAATAAAATTATAAAATAAATAAATATTATATTATATTTTTTATTTAATAATGATGATAATAAATATAAATAAGAAACTATTCCAGATAAAAGTATTAACATTGATTTATTTTTTAAATTAAACATAATATATTATATCAAAACATAATATATTATTTTTTATTTAATAAAGATGATAATAAATATAAATAAGAAACTATTCCCGATAAAAGTATAACCGAAGATTTATTTTTTAAATTAAGCATATTACATTATATTAATATATTTATTTCTTAGTTGTTGAATTAAACATAGATTTTAATCCTCCTAAATCTATTTTTCCAATTGCTCCCATAGCTTCATTTAGTGCTGGAGTTATATCTTTTAATCCTTTTAATAATTCATTTTGCTGTCTAACTAATTCTTTAGTAGAATCAGACATAGATTTAATTCCATTTTCACCAATTACTTGCTCTAAATTATCATATGCAGCTTCAATTTTATCTGCTTCACCTAATTGTTTCTCTAATTGAGCTTTATTTGGTAAACTATACAACCCAGGAGTCAATTTTTGTTGATTAGTATAACCAGACTTAATTCCCTTCTTTTCTAATTTTTTTAATATTTTTGAAGCCTCCTCACCTACGTTTTCTAAATTTTCTTTTTCTTCTTTACTTGATGATATTGGTTTTTTTTTAAATGTATTTTTTATTTGTTCTTCTTTACTTTTTTCTTTTTTTGGTTCATAATTTTCTATTCCAACCGAACCCTCATCATCATTTAATTTTATTCTATCTATAACTTTTTGTTTATCTGTATTTGTTGTTACTTCTTCTTCTTCTTCTTCTTCTTCTTC